TTTAATGGTAAGGGTTGTACCCCCTACTACTATTAACGGTTGGGTTAATAATTCCTTTGTAGTATTTGCTGTCAATTGTACTGTTTTAATAGCTGTAAAAGCATTATTAGTAATGGTTACACTGGGTGTTCCCGCAGAAGTAACGAGTATAGATTTAATAACATAGGTTTCACTTACCAAGGGAGACCCTGCACCAAAAGGATTAAGTTCCGCATTGGTAGTATCATTATCTATTCCTACAAAGTCGTATTGGTTTATTACTGCCATTAATCTAAAAAGAAGCTTTTAGCTTCTATCTCCTGTTTTAATTCTTCTTGAAAGGTAGTGTTTAATTTTTCCAGCACCGCATCTAAATCCCTTACTAAAGATTGAGCCACGTCTACTTGATAGTCATCGCTTGCTCTGGTTAATGATTGTACTATTTTGGCCACTATCTTCTTCCTCCTGCATGTACATCTAACCTAAAAGTTCCCATTTTCCAATTAGAATCTACTGCTGTATTAGATATTTTTACTGCAACCGATCGACCTCGTGCTCTACATGATTGATAGTTAGTACTCGAAGTAATAGTAAAAGGACCTAAACTAGAGCTTGCTGCAGTTTGATTAGGAAAATTTCTTAAGTCTAATTCAACTATTGTATTTCCAGCTTGAGTTATAAAGTCAGGTAAAAATCTGCTCACTCTCATCATAAATTCTCCATCTCCCTTAAAGGTAATTCCTTGTTTTTGATCTTGAGTAATATCAAAATCTCCAGATAAAATATTAGCTGGTATAGCACTAGTGACCCCTCCTTTAACTTGATTAACTCCGGTCTCATGTTCATAATAAATACTAATTCCATCGGTGTTACCGGTTACATCAAAGGATGTATCCGTGCTTGCATCATAATAAGTCGCATGAGGTAAACCAAAGATAGCTGAATCAATCCAAGTACTTCTTGGAAAAATTGAACTCGCATTTGTAAACCAAATAGGTCGTTGTGGGGTTGAATCTAAATAACTATAAACAACACATCTATTAACAACATTTGAATCGGCCGTTGGGTAAAACCACATAACTTCTCCGAACAAGTTATTAATGCCGCAATAAATAAATTGATTTGATGTGGTATTAATATCATCATAAACATAATCTTCTACCAAACAGTCCATTGATTCTAGTTTACCGGTAAATCTAAAGAAACCATTATCAGACATCCAGTAAGCAGCACCATCCACTTCGACAGCCGCGTTCTTTCCAATCAATCCACAGTTAGTCCCAACCTGCTCATACGCAAAGGTAAAAGGAGTTCCAACAAATCTCATGGTAAACAATGAAGTATCGGTCCATATGTAAAGTGCATTTCTACCTAATTTACTTCCCATGATCCGTGAGCCGGCAGCCAGTCTTTGTGTGCCAGCGGTATTAACAGCGGTAGGTGTCCAGTCTGTTATATCCTCTTGAGAAGAGAAACGAAGAAACATATCATCTTGTGTAGTGTTATCTCCAATTGTAGTCTCAGTTCCAAATAAAACTAAGTGACGATCAGGTGTTGATACTAACATATCTCTGGATGCTGTTGGTGCACCAGAAATAATTGTAGCTCTTGTTGTTGTTGCATTGGTTGCATCTGAATCCCATTCAAAGACAGCCCCATTAAAAATTAAAGCTATAAGAGTTGAACCTAAATTATCCAAAGACCATAATCCTGGTTCAGCAACTTTATCCGTAGTAGTTGCAGCCTGATTCCATGCTGAATAAGCACTGGTATTAGTAACCGTTGCTCCATCAGAATGAGCCGCTCTTGTAGTTCCTCGAGCCGCTCTTGTAATTCCTGTTAGATCACTTCCTGAAACTCCTGTATAAGAAATTTCTTCTGTGCCGACTTGAATATAGTTTGTACCCGTTGTTGGAAATCCTGTAACTGAATCTAAAGTAATACTGGTTCCTGATCCACCAGTTCCATAAACATTATCTCCTAACGCTCCATCTAAAGTTGTAGTTTGAGGACTTGAAACTGTACCTCCAAATTGTGATATTCCATATCCATAAACTCCAACCTGTTCAGCAGGTCCAACGTGATAATACCTGTAATAAGTAATTCCTCCGGAAGTCGTGGCTCCTGTAGTATTACTTTCAACAGCCGCCATTGTAATAGTTAGAGTAGTGGCCGTTGGAACAGATGTTACCATAAATTTTTTATCTGCAAAATCTGCAGCTACAAAAGCAGAATTAGTAATTGTACTAAATGTAGAAGAGTCACCGAACAATATTATATCGCCTGCTTGAAAATTAGGAGCAGAAGAAAATGTTAAAGTAACTTCTTTTGAGTTATAAGTAGTACTGAATGCATTAGTGATGGCAGTTCCTGATGGGTTTGTTAAAGGATGGATGTCATAATAAACTCCTCCAGAATATACATATAAAATTCTATTGGTTCCAATGACGGCATATTTAATACCTTCTTTATTAACCATTTGATGAAGAGCACGAGCTGAACCCGTTAAAGATTTATCTCCTAACTGAGCCCAACCTCCTACTTTTTCAGGTGAACCATATCTAAATCTAACATTCTCACCACCTGTCCATTGAGCTTCGGCTCTGGTAGGGGTAACTTGTTTATTGAATCCTGGTAAAAATCCTATCTTTTGTAGCATATAAAATCCTTTTTATTAGGTAATATACCAGATTTGAAGTGATGTAAATGGCTACTGACTTAAATCTGCAATAACTCTATCTATCATAGTTTGATTAACTTCTAAACCCCACTCTTGACAATGAGTAAAATCAAATCCAGATGGTACTGAACTTTGTAATTCTACTAAGCTCGCATCTTGTTCATCTTTAGCCAATAACAAAAAAGCATCACAGTTTGGTGTTTGTGCTATTATTGTAGCATCTCTTGCAACCGGATTTAAAGCAGTTCCGAAGAACTCTGTCCAATTACCTGCTAACATTTTATACAATCTCATCTTCTACTCCCTTAAGTTCTATTTTTAATTGTGGGTTAATGTTTCCAACTAAAATCTTTGTTTCTTTTGGAACTAAACCTATATCCTTTAATGCGTTCCATGTATAGGGATTACTCATAGCATTTTTCAATTTAGCTGGAGAAGGTCTGCCATTCGCAATCATTTCAGCTTGTATTTCTCTACCAATGTTTACAGTAAATTCATTTGCTGCATTTGCTTCCCACATTTCTTCATCTGAGTAACCTTTAATTCTTGTAGGTTCTGCAATAACATAAAGCTCTTTTAACAAGTTTTTTAAGATTTTAATTTCTTTTTTATTAAGTTCAAATGCTTCTTTAGCTGTTGGTTGCATACTCCGGCCTTCTAAAATTTCAGCTTTAAGTTCTAATATTTCATGTTCTAAACCATTGCCACCATTCTGTAGATGTTTTAATTTAGCAACCTTAGCTTGGTCTTTTAAATTTCCTACTTCTTCAAGTGCTGCTGCTCTAACTCTACCTTCAAGAAATCCTTGTAAAGTTTTTATTTTTTCCCAAGGTGTGTCACCTATTACTTGATACCTGTAATTAAATTCACTATTAAATTTTGACGCCATTTTATCTTCCTTTTTTGTTATTCATTATGCAGTTAATGAGAATCCTACCGCCCCTGGTCCATGTCTTGCAGTTCCTACACCAGATGTATCAGATGCCACAACTCCTACATTGTTTACTAAATTAGACATATTGACATTACCACCAGCATAACCATAAGCAAAAATTCCTTTGTCTCCACCATATGAGCACGCGGCTGGACTTTGTCTTCCAGTTCCTACACCAGCAGTATCAGATGCCACAACACCAGAACTACTAACTTTATTAGATAATGCATTATTACCTAGAGCTGTATTTGAACCATAAGCAAAAATACCTAAATCCTCACCATATGAACACGCTGCTGCTTGAAATCTAGCTGTCCCAACTGCTGCAACATCACCTCCCAAAACACCTGTATTAGAAACTAAATGTGAAATACCTGTTCCATCGCCATATGCACCTGGTGACCAACCAAAAGCAAAAATTGCTTTATCTAAACCATAGCCACAAGCTTCAATTCTTGTAAAAGCTGTACCAGCACCACTAATATTTGAAGCTATAACACCAACACTACTAATTAAATTCCTATCAGTAAATCTACCACCACTATATTCACCAAAAGCAAAAAGAGCTGTACCAGCAGCACTTCCACCATATGGAGCTGCTGCTCTATCATAGCAGTCTGTACCAACTCCAGTAACATCTGTCGCTACAACTCCTAAGTTATTAATTAAATTAGACATTGAATTAGGGCCACTAGTATAACCATAAGCCATAATTCCTTTGTCAGTTCCATATGTAGTTCCAGCTAGAAGAGCTCTTGCAGTTCCGACACCTGTAGTATCACTGGCCACTACTCCAGAACTACTAACTAGATTAGACAGATTAACTTTACTTCCACTATCCCCAAAAGCAAATAATCCTTTTTGTGTAGGGCCACTTGGTGCCCCTCCTCCTCCAGAACCAAATCCTAAAATTTGATAACCAAAAGATTTACATTTTGTTCTTGATTCTATGTTTAATGCATTCTTACTTGAAGTAAGTTTAATTTTTAAATCTCTCATATCTAAATTCCTTATGCGTCGTTAGCTGCATCAGTAGTATAGAATAATTTAATTCCCATTAATCTGGCATCACCAGTAAAAGTATCGCTACCGTCAGCTGCGTCTCTGTAAAGTTGAAAAAATGTATAATCATTGTCAGCTGGAGATCCAGCAATTGTCATGTCAGAACTAACTGCACTCATTTGCACATCTTCTACAGTTCCAATTCCAGCATCTGTGACTTCTATCGCCGTTCCAAAAACAGCATCGGCCGTATCACCTTCAGTACAACTTAAACCTTGAAGACCAAAAATACAGTTACCCGTATTTGTAGTGCTTGGAGTCCAGAAAACTTGATATGTTACTGTTCCTAAATTCCATGATTTTGGCATTGCAATACTGAACTGTGCATATTCAGCTGTACCAGCATCAAAATCTAAAACTTTTAATTCAGGTCTAACTGCTGTCGTTTCAACTGCTTGTGCATCAGCTCCATTTGTTGTCGTTCCAAACATTGCTTGTGCTGGGATAAAAATAGTTTCTAGTCCTGCAATTTTAACGGCTGCTGCTCCTGATTTAAGTACACCAGATCCTTTGGGATTTAAATTTATATCAACGTTTGTTTCATCACCTGTTGAAGATAAAATGGGTCCAGCACCTGCTGCTGCATTAGCTATTGTAAATTCATTTACCGCAGATCCTGTAGCTGTTAAAAGAGCTAATTGAAGTCCATTAGTATCTAAAATAGAAGTTCCAATTTTAGGTGATGTTAAAGTTTTGTTTGTTAAAGTTTGTGTTCCTGCAAGAGTTACAGTTCCCATTCCAACGTCGACAATATTTGGATTCGTTCCATCATCCGCAGTTGCATAAATAATTTTAGTTCCTTTATCCGAAGCTGCCCATGTAACACTGGAACCCGAACCACTCGCATATTTAAATTGAACTGTTGGAGTTCCTGATCCATCAGTAGTTCCGTTAAGAATGATGTAAAAAGTTTGAACGTCAAGTGGAATAGTTACAATTTGATTGCCTGTAATTGACCCTGTGAATTTTATAACTCGGTGTGCGAGAACCGCGTTTGTTGCTCCATCCGATACAGATAAAGTTGTTGTCTGGGCTCCGCCTGCTATATCTTGTTCTATATAGCCGCCAGAAATCTGCTCTATAATATTCCAGTTTGTATTAGTAAGTGTGCCCCATGTACCAGCTTTTTCGCCGGTTGCCATTAATTGGACGCCTAAACCTGTATAAGTTGATGCCATAATTTTGTTCTCCTAATTGATACTTGATTTATATTTTGTTTTATTCATATTGTCAACATACATTAGGTAGTATTTCTAACCCAATTACCACTTTGAGTAGCTGTTGTTTTACTATAATTACCTGTTTGGTCAGCTGTAACACGTCCCCATCCTATAGGAGCTACGCCAATAGGAGAAAGTGTAACAGTTGCAGAAACTCCTGTCAATCCCATTGTTTGATCAGCAGGAACAATAGCTCCTACAGCGGAAGTTGCTGAAACTCCAGTCAATCCCATTGTTTGATCTGCTGGAGTAATTGCTCCAACAGCAGAAGTTGCTGAAACTCCAACAGGTTGAATTGTTGGATTAGATGAAACGGTTATAGCACCTGCAGCAGAGGTTGCTGAAAGTCCTGTTAAGGATTCTGTATAATCTCCTACTATGGTTGGAGTACCTAAAGCAATCGTACCTGAAAGTCCTGTTAAAGGAACTCCTTCTCCAACAATAATTGCACCTACTGCTGAAGCCATAGCTTGACCTGTTAATGATTCAGTATAATCTCCTCTTGCCGTTGGAGCTCCTACGGCTGCTGTTGCTGAAACCCCTGTTAATCCCATTACATCAGCTACTTCTAATACATAATCTCCCCATCCACTATTACCCCAAGATCCTTGACCCCAGGCTTGATTACCAATAGTAGTAGTTGCAGAAACTCCGGTTAAAGAAACACTGGTTGCGTTTTCGCCCCAGTTATTATCGCCCCATGCATTACGGCCCCAACCATCAGTTGCGCCTGCATAAGTTAATGTACCTAAAGCTGTTGTTAATTCTAAGCCTGTTAGAGAAATAGTAGTAGCATTTTCTCCCCAGTTTTCAAAACCCCATGTATCTCTACCCCATCCTGATTCAGGATAAGCGAGAACATCTCCTAAAGATGTAGTTAAAGAAAGACCTGTTAAACTTATAGTGCTTGTATTTTCTCCCCAATCATTATCTCCCCACGCATCTCTACCCCAACCGGCAATATTGCCAGCGTAAGCTAAAGTACCTAATGAGGATGTTGAAGAAACTCCGGTCAAAGAAACCGTAACGGTATCAGACTCCCAGGAATTATAACCCCAGGTTGTATCGGCTTTATTCCAAGTATTAGCCATAAGGAATTCCTCCTTATGCTATACCGATAATTGCATTACCTGCAGTGGCTGCTGGAAATTCAATTGTGAAAGTTCCACTTGTTACGGTTTTATCTCCACCGAATGCGATGGTACAACATGCTGGATCACCAGATGCAGTATCATTAAAAATTAAACATCCGTTAGCTGTGAAAGAAGCCGATGTCCATGAGATATTAGCAAAATCACAAACAGCTGTATCACTTGATAAAACTGGAGTTACACTTGTAAGAGCTTTTCCTTTTGCAGAATAAGCACTTCCAGATGTATTAGAAATTTCGTTACTTGAACTATATGCAGTTGTAGATTTATTGATAGTTGCTGAACTCGTATATAAAGCTAGATTAAAAGTATTACCACTTGATGCAGTAAAATTATGTGTTGCTGTTAAAATTTCTACTTTGAAACTATTACAAATTGCTGATGTTATTGCCATAAATTTTCTCCTAATTATTGAGGCGGTGACTCGATAGGTATTCTTATTGTACCATCCGTGTAATCGTCTCGTCTTCTTCTTCCAATTTGCATTGATGCAAACTTTTGT